CCTAAATAATTACGCTGTTCAACTTGAACAGCTTCTCGACAGTGCTGTCTCCTGGGGCAACCAAGCACAAAATCTGATTGTTGGTTATGCCAACTTTGCGGTCAATGAGCACCAGGAGAATCTTGCTTATAACGAGATTCTTACCAACCCTGACGTACTCAGTGATTACACCCTGAAGTTCTTTGGTCCCGAAGGCCCTTATCCTGTGTACGAAAACGAACGGCAACTGGAAACTCCTGGTTATCCCACGGCAAACGCTCTTGCTTCCCTTGGTGACTTCCCTGCTCCCCCCGCCGCTGCTGCTCCTCAGCAACCGGAAAACTTCTGGGGCACCTTTAATGAAGTGATGGCACGTGATCCTCAAAATGCTTGGCGCGTCATGAATCAGGCTCAGCCTAACGTGATTGCCAACAAACTTTTCGTGATGGAGTAAGGTCATGCCGGTAATGGCGGGTAGATACGCACCGCTAATTGCTGGAGCTGCAGGAGCTGCTGCCCTTGGGGCTGGCGGCTCCTTGCTTGGCAATATGATGGATGCCGAAAAAGGAGAAGGGGTTGGACGCCTTGCGACTGAAGCTCTTGCTGCCGGCTTGAATGTTGCTCCTGCTGGTGCAATTCTTGCAGGTATTCCTTTAGTAACAAGAGCCGCAAAGCAAGCTGCCGTTGCTGCTATTAAAAACAAAAGCCCAGAAGCTGGCGCATATAAAAAATTTGCACGTGAAACGGGAAAACAAGCGGGTCCTTTGATGGCGGGCTATAGTGCTTTAATGCCTGTTAGTGCAGGCATTGGTGGACTTATTGGTGGCGGCGCTTCTAATATTGCAAATGCTATTGGTTTACCTGGGTTCCAGCCTGGTATTAACCCAGAGTCCTATGGCTCTAGTAATATGCAATATCAGTAGTGCATATAAAAATTAAATGCTGTTAGAATTTTTACAAGAAAAGGCTCCGGCCTATTCTTTCACCCGATAAAAATAAATCTTCCAAGGAGGATTAGAAAACGTGTTTATTGATAACGATTTCCCTAAGATTTTGGGTGCGGAGCTTTATCGCCCTCACCCTGCGTAAGATGTTGCGCCATCCCTGAGTAATCAGGAGATGCAAACCGCGTGAATTGCTGGGACCCCTCCAACAGGCTATACTGATAGGGCAATCAGCAGCCAAGCCAGCCCGAAATGGCTGGAAGGTTCAACGACTACCTTTGTCCATGTTAACCACAGAGGAAAAGCTCTTAGTCGGTTGTGTTCTTGGTGATGGCTCTTTAAACCGCAGACATCAATATCAAAATGTCTGTAGCTTAAAGCTAGTTCACACAACACCTCAACTTTCTTATCTTGAATGGAAAGTTAACCAGATACAACCGATACTAAAGTCAAAAGCCAAAATTTTACGCTCTGTAAACAATTTTGGAATTGAATACTTTAGTTGGGAATCAGGCTTTTCTTCCTTCGTTCATCTTTACAATCTTCTTTACGTCAACAAAAAGAAAACTTTTTCTTTTGACGTACTTAAAGAACTTGGGCCAAAAGAACTAGCATTGTTTTGGTGTGATGACGGAGGCGTTGTTAAATCGTTAAGAAACAAGGTAGATCCAAGAACAGGCAAGGCTTACCCAAATCTTTTACAAGAAACGTACGGTAATCTTGCAGTTTACGAACCAAAAGAAGAAACTGAAGCAGTGGCTTCTTGGATTCAGGATCTAACCAAAGAACGTCCAAAATGTGTCTTACACAAAAAGACAAATCTTTATTACTTGCGGTTTAACAAAAAACAGTTAACAGCACTTGTTTCTTGCATTGAAGAATACACCCCTCAATGTATGACAAGTAAACTGGACCTCACTCCAATACCTTTGAGTGAGCGAGCCCAAGTACGAAAGCAACGGGCGATAAGAAGGCACGAGTGCGCGGCAACCGATAAGGTTGATGATATAGTCTGAACTTACGGGATGGAAAACCGTAAGAACTGAAAGATAAAGAGCTTTCAGGGTAACAAATGACATCGCAGAAATGGCAGTAGAGCCCGTTGTGGTTCACGACTTCACCCGCCAACCCGGTCAAACTGTTCAGCTTGATCGCTATAAGTTCTGGGGTACCCCTGGTACTAAGGACAGCCGCGAGCGTATTGCTGACCAAACTATTGGTACCGCCAATAGCCGTAACATCACCAAGGAAAAAGTCCTGGTGGTGCTTAAGGAATACACTGGCCCTGCTGATCCGGGCGATCCCACCCAACCGAGCACCTTCAAGATTGCTCGCGAAACTCTGATTACCGCTCAGCGCATGTTGCTGGACACCGGTAATCTCAACATGTTCCACCAGTCCATCGGTAGCCTCACGCTGCTGGATGACTATCGCCGGTGGCGTGACCGCGTCTTCATTGACGAACTTGCCAAAGCCGAAGCTAACGGTGCTGCCTCTGGCACTCAAGGTGGTTACTACTTCCCCGGCAACAAGACCAAAGATTCCTCTGGTCGCATCACCTACACCGCCGATCAATACACTGCTCAAACTCAGCAGTTCCAGGTGCGTACCGACCTGCTGACGGTGGTCAAGGATCTGCGTAAGCGTAACGTTCCGACCTTTGCTGATGGTCTGTATCGTTGCATCTGCGATCCCACCTTCATGATGCACCTGCGTCGTGACCCTGACTTCCGTGAGATCGCTCGCTATGCCGGCAACCCCGGTCAAGGCATGTACATGGGTAATCCCGCCATGCCGAACAATGCCAGCTTCTACATGGGTCCCCAAGCTGGTCAAGGCTACTTCCTGGCCGGTGAACCCGTCATGCCGACTGGCGTGCAGTTCGAAGGTGTGAAGTTCTTCGAATCGACTAACTTCCCCACCAAGACCGTTTCTGCATCCTTCACCAACGGCGCTCCGTATTCGAACCAAGAAGTGGCTCAAGGCTTCTTCTTCGGTCCTCAAGCGATTGGTGTTGGCGTGGGCGGCCCCAACGCTCAAGTGCTCATCAACAACAACGATGACTTCAGCCGCTTCATCATTCTGATTTGGCAGCTGTATGCTGGCTTCGAAATCCTGAATAAGGACTTCGTGACCACTGCTTACAGCTTCGTGTCTGACGACGGCGTTATCTGATAAAATCAATAAACTCTTTTGGAGACATAAATGGGTTACTTAACTTCTAAAAAGATCTACCCCGGTAACTGGGCTGAGCCCCTCAACGGCTGGTACAAAAACATCGACAATACTGGCGATGGTACCAACGAAAGCAGCAAAGGTGGTCCTACCTCCGTGCTTGCCATTCCTGGTTACCGTTACTTCCAGCTTCGTGGCTATGTGCCCGTTACTGCTGGTTCTGGTACCACCAGTGGTGTTGCTTCTGCCAGTGTGATCATCCCTTCGCCTTATCGGCAAGATGACACTCGGCCCAACATCACCGGCATGGAAGTTTCTGCTTCCACCACCCGTCCTGCCTACATCTACCGCACTGCGATGTCGATCGCTAGCGGCTGGGGCGACGGTCGTGTTGCCTCTGGTGTGTATGCCGTCACCGGTTGCATCATCTCCTTCGGTCGTGACAACAGCGGTAGCCCCGTTGCTGCTTCTGGTGAGCCGATTGCACAAGCCAGCATCTCTGGTGCTGCCGCTAGTGCCACCACCGTGTTCGCCTCTGGTGGTTCGGAAGGCTATGGTTCCTTCCCCTTCTTCACTTCCGCCCTGGCTCAGGTGACCGCTGCAAGCGGCCTGGTGAACAGCGGTGTGGTGTACAAGGAAATCACCTCTGACACTACCTTCAAGGTCTACTCGAAGGCCTCTGGTAATGCCACTGCTACTTCCGGTGGTTTCTTCATCTCCGACGCAGATGCTTCGGCTGGTCTGACCGGTTACATCGTGGTGGAACTGTGCTACCTGCAGCCCGATGAAGCTCCTGGCTACGAAGACATCGATGGCTACCTCCTGGGTCGCACCGTTAGCTGAGTAAGTTAAACTAGGACCAGACAATTTCTGGTCCTATGCTTTATCAGCACAAAAAAACAGGCGCACGTGTCAAGATCGTTAGCGAGTGGGATGCAGGCGAATGGTTTATGGTGGAGGACCAAGATGGTCGCCTCTATACTGCCTACAAGTCTGAACTCACTCCTGACGAGACTGCCACAAAAAAAGTGCAGACCTTACAGGTAAAAGATAAAGCGGCACAAGAAGAACCTCGTTCGTTCCCACCTGATACGCGGCTTAATATAAATAGTGCTACGCCGCAAATGATCGCTGATCACATCAAAGGAATTGGTTTGAAGACTGCTCGAGAAATCAAAGACCTCCAGATGAGTTTATCGGGTGAAAGGTTTAACAATCTTGAGCAGCTTAAACAAATCAAACGTGTTGACTGGGATGCGGTCATGGCGGCTGACCTGATTAGAGTCTGATTCATCTCCTATCTAACCCCGCTAATCGCGGGGTTTTTTAGTTCTAAAATAGAAATAAAAAGATAATGTCTTATACCACGGTTAGATCTGGCTTTACTGGTCCTAGCCACAAAATCGGAGGATCTACTGCTTATCACCAGGACTTAAAACTCCTTCAGTCTTTACCTATAGCTGAAAAGGTAAAGATGATGGATGCAATTGCAAAACAAAATCAAGCCATTGGTAGAGAAATTGAATTTTCCAATCAATCTGTATCGGGCCGGCGCTGGAACGTAAACGCAGACTTGGCTGAAAAAGTTGATCTTTTAGAAAGAGCAGCAGCTGCTCATGGCCACAGCCGGCACAGTGGCTGGCAATCGTTTGATTTTTATACCCCGTTCAAAGGAAAAAGCAGGTTTGAAAAAGGAGCCGTTGAAGATGCTTCTATTTTTCTGCCTGCTGTTCCAGGGGGTACAGTGCGTCGCGGCTCTGGCGGAGGTTATGGATATTACTCAGAAGCATTGGATCCAAGTGGAAGGATGGTTGCACGAGTAGGTCATGGTAATATTGATCGACCGGAAAAAGAAGGACCTTTGTCAGTAGGACAACCATCTCCAGAAACACCACAACCTACGGCACAAAACAATTCAGAACAAGCTGTTGTTTCTTTGTTGAAAGAATTGTTTGGAAAACAAAAAGAACAACCTACGCTCCGTGATGCTTTGATGTCATCAGCACTGCGCCAAGCCCTGGAGCAAAAAGAGAATAGCTTGCTTTCACAGACTTCTTTAATTTCGCCAACACAGTTTCTAATGGATCCGCAAAAAGCCATGAGCTTGTTTGAATGATTACCTTCTTTTATAATGAAAACAAACAGGTAGGTAGAAGTGGAGTTATCTGACTTCGACAAAAGTAGGGTTAGATACCACTTAGGTTACTTTGTGGTTTCTGTTCCAGCGGGTGACTACGCCCGACTGGAAGAGGCAATGAACACAATCCCCGATTCTTATTTTTATAATAAGATCGTTGTTCAGATTGGTCGTTGCGATACGGCGGAAAAGAAAACCGAAGTCGCAACCTCCCCTTCTACCCGCATTGAAAACATTGCTGGTGACGTTGATCGTACCATCAGATCTAGCAATGCCAAGGAAGCATTAAAGACTTGGGATGAGATTTATCTTTACGAGACAAATCGTCTAGCCCACATTCTTTACGTTCCTAATTACAAAGATCCGTTCCAAGCAAGATACCGCTACGAACGCTCCGGCGCTGAATTTATTCAAGCGTTACCAGGCCCTGCAGATACCGCAGTAGGCTCCCGTTTACTTTTACATGAGGTTTGGAGGTAATCATGCCGGGCAATCCATTTGGAAATGCTATTACTAATCAAATTTCGTACATGGCTAACACCCTTGGCCGTGGACAAATTCCTTATACAAACCCACGGGCCGTCAGGCTTCCGCTAGATGCGATGCTAAGCGGTCCAGGCTATCAAACAGCTAGTTTTTTAAATAATGTAATTAGAGGGGCTGCTGCCACTGGAGCTAAAATTGGAAAGCGCTTTGCGGATCAAACGGCGTCCTCTTTTATCGGTCCTATTGCCACTGGCACGGGTTCTATTGGACCAACATCTGTTCCTGGCCGCAACGTTGGACAACAAGCTTTTCTAAACGGAAAACCTGTTTATTGGACAGGTAATAGCTGGATGTCCTCTCAAGGTGCTGCTGCTAATCGAGAAGGGGGATTTTTTGCGCAAGGGCCTGCTGACCGTGCTTATGCTCAAGAGGTTTCACGCACGGCTCAGCTCACTGCACAAAACCCTGAAATGCAGCGGTATGAAGCAGCTCGGCAAGCAGATCTAAAATCAGGAGATTTTAGTAAGTCAGAAGATATTGGTATGGAGATGTGGGCACGTAAAAATAAAACTCTTGCCAAGGCAGTTAAGCCTGGCCAAGCAGGGTATGACGTAATTCAACGAGTGCTTCAAGAAGATGCCAAGCCTAATGTAGGTGCTTTTGCTGAAACAACACCCATCTTCCCTGGAGCACAAAACTATTTTAGCGGTCAATACCAGGCTACCCCTGGAGCTACAACTCCTGACCTTGGAGCCTTTACTACACAGCAAAATATTCCCTTTGCCCCTCCTCAGTCTATTGGTCAATTTCCTTTCCAGCCTCCGACGCAAGCTCCTGTTCTAACACAAGGATTTGGTGCTGCTCCAGGTATTGACAGCTTGGGTGCATTTACACGTGAGCAACTCAGCCAAGAGCTTCTCAAGAAGTTTGCTGGGTTACAAAAATAACCCGTTGATATACTAAAGTTACTTGGCACCACCCTTGGGTGGATAAGTCCACCTACCGGTATTAAATCTTTTGATTTACGGAGGCCGGTGTTGTTGCTTTGATCTCATGATTCTTTGCCCTAATTTTATTCGGCGTCTTGTTGCCAAGCTAAGTGTTATCGCTTCTCTTCAAGCAATATTCACTCCTGGTCTCAAAGCTGAGTCAAATTGGGTAGGAGCATACAGCTAACCGTCTTATGGCACCCGCTCGCATTGGCACTTTACGTCCAGAAGATCGCCAAGCTGTTTTTGAAACAGCTAAACGTCTTGGTGTAGATCCATATCAGTTTGGCGCTGTTATCCATCAAGAATCTGGCTTTAGGCCAAATGTTTTTGGTGGTGCAGGAGGTAACTATTATGGCTTGATTCAATTTGGTGGTCCCGAGCGAGCACGTTATTTAGATAAAGGCAAAATTGGCAAGTACACAATCGCAGAACAAATGCCTGCGGTTGAACGTTTCCTGTTGGATCGTGGCTACAAGCCAGGCAAAATGGGGGTTGATCGTTTGTATGCCACCATTCTTGGCGGCAATCCAAACGCTTTGACGCAAAAAGACTCCTTTGGTACTTCTGCTGCTGGTTCAGTAAAAAGCTTTTTACCAGGCGGTAGCTTGTACAAGAGAGCGCAAGGCACTCTTGGTGATCCACTGGATGCAGCCTCCCCCGCTGTAACACCTACCACAACCCCCGCTGCTCCACCCCGTCAGCAAGGGAACGAGATGGCGTCCAGCTTACTGGAACAAGTAAAAACAGCTTTACCTTACTTGATTAAAGCAAAACAAGAATCTGAAGCCTTAGGGCCCCAATCACTTTTACCTTCTTCTAACTTTTCGTCTTCTTTTTTAAATCCTGAACAACTTTTGGATTTTACCAGGCAAGCCGTGCCTATGCCGCAAGATTTCCTGGAACTGTTTAAATCAAATCGCGGGTCATGACGATGAAACGTAGTGAATATTTAAACTCCTCTTCTGAGCTGCTACCAGGTGACTACAATGAATGGCGTTATGGAGAGCGTGGTATATCCCCTTTTATTTCAACAGACCAATCGCTTATTGGTAACAAGTTCAATAACTTAAGTAAGTTTAAGCCCGGAGATGCCGGCGACAGCTTTCAAACTTTCTTAACTTTGCAAAATAATCCAAACGCGTTGATTGAAAGCAGGCTAAAGCTTCCTGCTGGTTTTGTTGCTTTTAGCCAATTAAGCAACATGTGATCGTTTATAATAAAAGGAAAGTATAAGGCTGGAGCAGAAAATTGTCGTCTACTAGTACAAACAAGCAGCCCTTGCTGGTTGACCGTCCTCTTTACGATACGGTTCGGGTCACCACACAGATTGCAGGTAGCAGTTCAGCTAACACTCTTTTTGTACAAGGTGGACAGTCACCGTCCATCCTTGTTGATATGGACGCCGAATTAAGCGAAGATAACAATACAGGTGGAGTTGTTGATTCAATCTCGATTGTGCGTAACGATTTTTATCGTGCACCTGATTACACCGTAAATACAACTACTTCTGGCACGCAGATCTATCTGACGAGTGGACAGGTCGTCTTTGTTCAAGCTACTGGTGTCCTTGGTACCGCTGCCATGAGTGGCTACGGTTACTACACTTACACTGGAGCCAACCCTCTTTCCGCTCCTAACACTTCGATCATTTACTCAGGTGGCACCACCTCCGGCTTTAGTTTTGCTGGATCTGGCTACGGTGCTCAACCGGCAGTCACCTTTGTGTTCTATCACACTCGTGGGACAACCACTCCTATTCCGGCCAACGGAGACTACCGTGTGATCTTCGCTAAGACCGTTCCAGCTAATACCCAGCAGGTAGACTGCTCAGACGTCTTGCCGGTCCTTGCAGCCCCCGTAGTGCAGGCTGGTAACACCACTGGTCTTGGTAACACCGCCCCTCTGCGGAACAAGGGTATCTACCTGGAACGGGGCGACCGTATTTACGTTGGTGTTTTCCCTGACGGACCCAATATCACTGGATATGTCCCAGGGGCACATATTGTTGCACAGGGTGGTTTCTTCTGATAAATGGCGCCCAAAGGTGGCGATGCATTCGGTTCTTTTAATAACAGAACTGATTACAAGCCCGCAGAAATAAAACCAATTACAACAGAATTTTCTAAGGGTTCCGTTCCAAACTCTATTGAGGCGATGGATCGAGAATCTGCTTGGACGCGATGGAGGCGTGGATACGAATTAGCCGTTTCTGTTGGTATTCAAAAATCACTTAATTTTCCTTTTCGTTACACAATGCCAACTCCTCCAGGCACGGTAGTGCCTGCTGGGAACGAGCCTTTAATCATCGGTGTTTTACAAGGCTTTCCAACTTCAAACAGAGAGTTTGGCATCCAGTGGACTGGGTGTCGCGTGGGCGCTCTTCTTCGTTTTGACAACGTCTTTGATTCCACTGGAGTAAGAGCAAGTGTTGCATCTTACACAGAAGATTCAAATTACTGGTACGTACAACTTACTGGTACATGGAGTAGTTCCAATCCCTTACCCCCTCCTCTATATATCCC